AGTTTTAAATTAGACTCTAATAAAGCTCTTGTAACTAATCAAGGAAGTGTACCAAAGAATAGCGCTACTGCATGGGTTAATTTTGATGGAACAACTACTCCTCCGACAATCAGAGGTAGCTTTAATGTTAATAGTGTATCAAGAGTATCTACCGGTAGGTACGAAATCTTTTTTGAAGAGTCTATGGATAACACCTTTTACTCTATTGGGTCTACCGGATCAACCCTAAGCGGAGAAACAGGTATACGTTATATAGGAGAAATAACAGAGTTTAGAACCACTGAGAAATTCAGAGTTGGTAATATGTATGCAACATCACCCTATAATGGGTCAACAATATCTATTATTGTATTTGGAGGTAAAAATTAATGAGTGGATATGGTAAAGTAAATATAAACGGTTACTTAGAAAGTAGCCAAGTATGGTGGAATGGTTTTGTTAGTTTAGATAAATTTGCTAAAGATGGCGATAATAACTATTATGAATATTATAATTTAACCCCAGATGAAAATGGTATTTTTCAACCTGATTATAATGCTCTAAAGTCTAAGCTAATAGAAGAGCTTGAGAATTACTATGATGGAACAGGTTTCAGGACTCTTGTTGTAAATGGGCATCCTATATTAAACTGTTCAGGGTTTAGGGGTTTTATAGTAGAGCAACTAGAAGGATATAGAGGAGAGATAGAACAAGGATTAAAGACTAAGGAAGATTTTCTATTAAATTATACTAATAGAACTACACAGACTAAAATACCTTTAAACTATAATACACTGCAGTCTATCTTGAACGATCTTATTAAGTTTATCAATCCCTGTTGGGAGCTTAAAGAAGATCTTATTTGGGAACTAGAGAACTCTAATGATCCTCAGTTTATACAAGGATGGTTAGAAGCTAGTAAGGCATCTTTAGATGATTTTAAGGAGCTTGTAAATGTATAACAGTGTAGAAGTATGGTTTAGACATAAACCTACAGCTAAAAACTACTTTAAGAAGTTATCTTTAGGCAAGGCTCTTATGAATTGGTTAATAACCTTAAGAGGTAAATATTCCCATGTGGAGCTTGTAATAGATAACTATGCTTACTCAGCTATATTGGATAAGGGGGTAAGAAGAACTGAGGTAGTTAGACTTAATAGGTATGAGTATGATGTGGTAGAAGTTAGGGATGTGGATTTAGAGTATATAACAGAATTCTATTTGAGGACTAAAGGACATAAATATGATATATTAGGTATTCTATTATCTCAAATGTTCCCTATAAATAGGCACTGTCCTAATAAATGGTTTTGTAGTGAGTGGGTAATGAATGCTTTAGGTTATAGTAAGACTCAAATGCATGGGGTCAACTTAGCTTATTCCTTACTATCTGATAGGAGTCGACATGGTATACGTCCGAAGGCTTTATCATAGCGTACACTCTAAAGACCCTATAGATAATAAGAGTCTAATGTGGGTACTAGCAATAATTTTCGGAGTATTTAAGTACCTAATAATAACCTTACCTTTACTACTAGGTAATGGATCTAGCCTACAAGAACACTTATTAGCCTTAGTAGGATTGCTTGTAGGTATAGTATTTAACTACTGGTTTTTATGGGTGTTTTCTAATTCAATTAAAGTTTGGAATAATAAATGATGGATCATAATAGAGAAGCTATTGATAAGAATACTGAAGGTCTTATTAGACTTGAAGGAAAACTAGAAGGGCTAACTAAGAATGTTGAGGATCTAAAAGATAGTTTTAAAGATAAGCAGGATAAGAATGATAAGATTCTATCAGTGCTAGGGTCTATTGAGTTTAGACAAGAAACTCTTCAGATAGCTTTAGAGACTATAACTAAACACACAGATAGTACTAATCATAAAAATATTGTACTTAATGATGTTAGGTCTTTACTTAGTGATCCTATTACTTCAACTTCTATAGTAAGCCTTGTAGTTAATTCAGATACTTATCAAAAGAAAAGAAAAGAAGATGCTAAAGAACATTGGGAAAGTGTTGAAGGGATTATATCTAAAAGAATACTTAGATGGTTTATCTTATCAATAACAACCCCTATAGTTCTTTATGTTGTTACACGTATATTTATAGGATCTTAAGATGAAAAATAAGATTCTAAATAAATTAGTTATAGTAGAAGATGATGAAGTACAATTAAAACTACTATCATCAATACTAGAATATATAGCTATAGAAATAGTTACTTTTTCAAATGTGGTAGATACCTGCATATACCTAGATACTAATAGGGATGTGGAGATGGTTATAACAGATTGGCACATGCAGAAGAAAGATGGAGGACATCTAATAGAATTTATAAGGATGAAAGGACTTACTCGTAAAGGAAAGCCTATTCCTATTTTAGTAGTTAGTGCTTTTAAAGAAGTTAAGGAGACTATAGAGTCTTGTTATCCTAGAATTAAAATGCTAGATAAACCCTTAACCTTTAACAGTATTGAACCTGCTATTAAAGAACTTATTAAAGAAGATCCTAAAGAAGTTATATGTAACTCTATGAGCCACATGAGAAGAGATTTTGAAGAAGTGAGGAGACTATTAGCTTAAAGGAGAAGGTATGTTTAAAACATTAACAAATTTGTTTAGTCCTAACAATGCTACTAAAGTTGTAGATGGTATTTATAATGGACTTGATAAAGCTTTCTATACAGATGAAGAGAAAGCTGAGGATAAAATAAAGATAGAGACCTTTAAGGTAGAGGCTAAGATGAAGCTTTTACCTCTTTATGAGCCTTTCAAGATTGCACAGAGGGTGATTGCTATAACCTTTACTATTAATTTTATATTAGCTTTCTGGATAGGGGTAGGGCTATTATGTTTTAGTAATGATCAATTACTAAAAAGCTATTTAGATCTTATATCAGTTTTTAGTTTAGGTTGGATAATGTCAGCTATAGTTGCTTGGTATTTTACTGGCGGTGTTATAAATAGTTTTAAGGAGAAGAAATGAGACCTGATGGAATTATAATCCACTGTAGTGATTCACTTTTTGGTTCATCTATAGAGATAAATAAGTGGCACTTGGGTAGAGGGTGGGACTCTATAGGATACCACTTTGTTATATGCAATGGACAAGTAGAGAAAACCAATTACTTATCTTGTATGGATGGTACTATTGAAAGAGGCAGAGATATAGATAACTTAGGTGCCCATGCTAGAAGATATAATGACTATATAGGGATATGTCTTATAGGTAAAGAATCTTTCACAGAGAACCAGTTTAAAAGCCTTGAAAAGCTTGTTAAACAGCTTATGTTTAAATTTTGCATCCCTATAGATAGAGTAATAGGACATTATGAAGTAAGTAATAAAAGATGTCCTAATTTTGATGTAGGAGAATTTAGAGATCGTATTACGTCTATATTTAGCTTTTAAGCTACCTAGAAGACGTTTTAATTAATGAAAGGTACTAGGAGTAGGCTAAGAGATAAAAGCCCTCCTAGAGCTTCTTAAAGGGGTTTATATGGAAGCAGTTAGTAGAGTGTTTATTAGTGATGAAGATAATAAGAGTTGTTTTGTTTTTATAGATACAATAGTGTTTGGGGAAGTCTCTAGCTTTCTTTTATATTGTACTGGAGATCCTAGAAAACTTAGGAGATTGTATCTTAGAATCAAAGATAAGTTACATAATAATATTTATTATAAGTTAGATAATGTTGACATCTTCAAGAACCATAGTGAAGAAGTCTTAAGAGAGGATGGAGAAATTCTTTATAAGTATATAGGAGGACTATAATGGCGGCATTTGCGGCGGCATCAGCAGGACTACAATTCCTAGCAATAAGAGAACAGAATAAAGCTAACGCTAAGGCTTTTGTTAATAATGTGTATCGTATTAAGACTTCTTTTGAGAAGCAAGTAGCACAAGTACAAGAGCAAGCTGAAAGTGTGCAAGATGAGATAAGATTAGAACAATCTAAAGTACGTTATAAGGCTCTTGAAGAGAGTGCTACTTCTAGTAATAGAATAGTAGAACAAAATATAGCAGGGGCTACGGCTTCGAGACTCTATGATCAAGTAGCTATTAAGTCTACACAAGCTAATAACGCTCTAGCTAAAGCGGCTGAGGATAAGCTAGTAGAGTTTGGGGTACTTACAGAGAATCTTAGAGATAGAGCTAATCAGTCTATTATTAACGCAGGTATTCAAGCAGATATGAATCATGTAGGATTCTTAGAAGGAGTTGCATCTGTTGCAGGAGCAGGAGCTAGTGGAGCACAATTAGGGAGTGTAATAGGAGGATAATCAATGGCTAAACAATTCAGTCTAGCACCAATAGTAACAGAGCAGAGACCTAGAGTAGATATTGCTGATAAAGTTAATAAGTATCTAGGAGTAGCTACACAAGCCGTAGCAGATTTTAAAGAACGAGAAGAACTAGAAAAGACTCAAAAAGTGTCTAAAAGACTATATGATGAGAAAGACGCTTATAGGAAACGAATAGAACAAGCTACGACTTCAGAAGAGATGAAGGAAGCTTATACTATCTACACAGCTAATACAGAAGATGCTATCAATAACTCAGATCTTAGTGAGAAGAGTATATTAAGGTTTAGAGGACTTCAAGATAGATCATTAGATTATATGAGTAATAGATATAAGGCTACTTTAGATAAAGAAGGTGCAGAAGCTTATAAGAATGCGGTTACTGATGTAGCTACAGCTTTTATTGATGCTGATCCTAAGACTCAGAAAGAGTTATATAACGAGTTCTTAAAGGCGGCTCCTAACTTTAGAGTAGATAAAGCAAAAGGAGCTGAAGAGTTTACTACAGCTTTAGCTAATAGTGTTATTGTATCTCTAGGAGAAGATGCTAAGTATAGTCAAGTTAATCAAGCACATAAGGATATTATGGAGGTTGTACAGAGCGATCCTGCTAATAAGAATAAACCTTATGTTAGAAACCTAGATAACATTTTTAGTACTTTAAAGAATACCTTTAGGGCTCAGGAGTTAGGGGTTTTAAAGGAAGAACTAAAAGATCCTTTACTAACACTAAAAGAGAAACAAGGTAAGATAAAGAAAGCTAAAGATGACGAAATACTTACAGATGTTCAATATAAGTCTCAGTTAGAACAAGTCAGTAATATCGAAAAACGAAAGGATATGAATAACCATAGAGCTTATACTCAAACGAAACTTAACGATCCTACGATTACAGACACGGAAGTTAGGCTCTTGATTGAAGATCCTCGTAATAACTACACAGATAAAGAAATAGAGACTGAATACAATAAAGCTAAGAGAGCAAGGGCTAACTATAATAGGAGACTTTCTATACAAAATCTTGATTTGTTAGTTAAAAACCCTAAATCTTCACCAGAACTGAAACTAGAAGCTTTAAGAAATATGCAAGATCTTGGTGATCCTTTCTTAAATAATTTAGTAAAGGAAAAGATACAGAATATTGAAACTAACATATTGAAAGAAGAAGTTAAGAATAAAATGTTTGAGTTCAATAATAGTAATCTTAATTTAGAAGAAAGAGGGGGAGCTTTAATCTCTTTAAAGGATAGAGGACTTATTAGCGAAGAAGAATATAATAAAAGACTTTCAGATCTTGTAAGTAAAGATGTTAAAAAAAATGCAACGGTAAATAGAATATCTAAAAGGGAATTAAATTTATTCTTAAAAACAGATGCTCCTTTAGAAGAAAGAATCTCTAGGATAATCCAATCGACTCATCTAACAAAAGATGAAAAGAATTCTATGATTAAGATAGAGACTAAAGATGTTGAAGAAAGTAGAAAAAAAGAGCTTAATAGAATCATAGATGAAGAAGCGAGGGCTTTTGTTTCACGAGACGTAAGATCTAGGAGAGACGTACAAGCGATTATGAGATCTACTCGACCTACTGAAGAAAAAATAGAAACTATAAGAAACTCTACGTTATCTAACAGCGAAAAAGAGTCTTTCTACTCTATCGTATTTGAGAAAAGTGCTAAAGAAGCCACAGATAACTTAAAGAAACTGGACGACGAGGAAAGAGTAATATACAGGAATATGCTTAGTGACTTAAGAGTCAGGGCTGAAAAGGGAGACTATAGTACTACAGTAGAATCTTATGCGTTAACACTAGCTTCAGCTTACAAGGAAAAAGCTATTCCTATTACTGAGAAGAGAGCTTTTGAACAATTTAAACAACGTAAAGAACTTGTAGAGACCCTTATTACATCTGGAGGAGATTTTACTAAACTTCAAAAAGAACGCTTTAAGGGTACTCCTTCATTTGGAGGTGTTTCTCTAGTAGACAACATTATAGGTGGATATAAAGAAGAAAATGATTGGCAAGGGGTGATGAGATCATATAACTATGCACAGACTGCTAAATCCTTTAATTATAAAGTTAAGGGTAAAGACCTTAAGAACCTAAGAGTAGCTTGGATGTTTGATCAATTAGAGAATAACAAACAAGTAGCAATGGAGAGATTTAAGACTTTCTTAACTAATCCACAAACAGTAAAAACTCAGGATGTAGAAGAAAACTTATTGGCTCTAATCGAAGAAGATACATTAGAACTTCCTGAGAATGCAGATCAGTATGCTATAAGAGGAGAACTTTCATTTGTTATAAGAAACTTAATGACAGCAGGTATCTATGATGTAAACAATCTTAATACTTATATGGAAAAGGCTATAGAAGAAGATTTTATATCTGTCAATTTACCTGGTATTGGAACAGGAGAAGTATATATTCATAATGAAATGTTTAATACCTCAGATGAATATGAAAGGACAGTAAAGCAGTTAGGAAATACTTTAGGTAGAAAAGATGTTGTAGATATTCACAATAAGCCTCTACCTAAAGGAGATATATTCTTTGTATATCCAGTAGATTACTTAAGATATAAGCAAAACAAAGAGGATGTTATGTGGCACGTCTACTATGAAGATGGAAGGACAAGCGTTGTAGATAACAAATTAATAGAAAGCATGAAGTAAAGGAGATTTTATGTTTGTTGATTATAGGATACCAGAAAGGAATCCTTTTGAAGAAGAGGAGGGATTTGAAGAACCTGAAGAAGAGTCCGTAAGGTGGAAAGCTATCACATCAGCTTTTGCTCAGGATAGTTTTACAGGTAATATTTGGGAGAAAGTAGAAAGCTCTGTTAATGGTGGAGATATTGATGTTGATTATGATGCTTTAGAAAACAAAGATTACTTACTGGGTCTTAAAGATCAAGGAAGACTACAAGCTAAGCAGGTTAATAAGATCCTCGAAAAATCCACAAGTAAAGAGTCCTATTTAGAGCTATTAAGAGAAGAACTATCAAGAGAAGAGAATGCCAAAGCTTTAGATTCTTTAGGATGGGAAGGTTACATATATCGTATAGGAGCAGGTATCACTGATGGTGTGGTTGTAGCAGGAGCTACTGCATTAGCTGCCATTGCAGGTCCTATAGCCGCAGGTGTAACAGCAGTGGCAGGAGCTACAGCAGCTTTCTATAAGAAGTTAGGATTAGGGGCTAAGGCTTCTAATGTATTAGCTAAAGGCACTTTAGGAGTAGGTATAGAAGGAGCTTTAGAAGCCCCTAAGCAAATAGATGATATTAGAGATAGAGATGAAATAGATCTCCTTATATCAGGTGTAGCAGGTTTCTGGGGAGGACAATCTCTAGCTTTTCCTAAAGAACTTGGAGAAGTCCCTATGGAACGTGTTGTACAATCTGTAGATGAAGAGGTCTCAGCTATCTCTGAATTAAGTACTCCACAAGCCAGAGAGGACTATTATGATAGTAAATATAAAAAGATAATTGATGAAAAGCTACAGATAGACCAACTTACTGTTTTAAGTACTACTGGAGTACCTGAGATGGATGAACTAGCTAAAAAGCTATTCTATAATCCTAGAAAGATAACAACAGAGGGAGACTATGCTGCCGCTGAATACAATATTAGATACTATGATAATATACAAGGGTCTATAAATAGAAACTATAACTCCCTCTATTTAGAGTACGTTGATCTAACAAGAAGTTCTAAGTTATCTAAAAGACTAAATATAGATCTACAAGAAGACTTCTTTCAGTATGCAGGTAAGCTCAGGTATGGAAAAATAGATGAAGCAGGACTATCTGATGAATGGTTAGAATTTAATAAGAAGGTACGTCAGGCTAATAGTAACCTAGCTACAGAAGCTTATGATTATAACGTAAACATAGGACATAGATCTTTTATAGGAGAAGATGCTATACCTAAAGATCCTGATTATATGCCTATATCTTATAGACTCGATAAGTTTTTTGTTAAGAACCATACAGAAAAAGACTTTAATAGATTAATAGAAGCTTCTTTAAGAGCTACTTTAGAGAGATCAGGTAAAGAAGTTAATGAAAAATTACTAAAAGAAAGGGCACAGGGTTGGACAAAAAGATCCTTAGAGAGATATAATCAAAGAGCTAATCTTAGTTTTGAACAGAAACTAGGCATCGATAATAGAATAGATACAATAAAGGAAACAACAGAAGCCTTACTATCAGAGTCAGATGATTTAGAAGACGTATTAGAAGCTTTAGATATAGCACAAAGGGTCGCTAAAGGTGTTGAAAGACCAAAGCCTTTATCCGGTAGAGCAGCTTATAGGTCTAATATTGCTTTAGACGTTCCTGTTATAGCTGAAAATGGAGAAGAGATAAGATTAGGAGACTTCCTAGAATACAACGTACAACGTCTTTGGCAAGGTTATGGTAATAGTGTAGGGGGAGACATAGCTCTTCAGAAAGCAGGATTTAATTCAAGAAGTGAGATATTTGAATTTAGAAAACAACTTGAGAAAAGTCTACTAGCTAAAGAAGGTATCTCACAACCTATCGACCTCTCAAAGAACTCTGTTAAGATTCTTCAAACATTTGAGGACGTAATGTCTCAGTTTTTAGGACAAGCTACTATTGATAGTAAAAATAGTATTATGCAAGACCTAGTCTACCTCTCAGGTAAACTCGCGAGTCTGAAGTTAGGGACTGCTTTTTGGGCTATGTCGCTTGAAGTATCCAGAGTCGCTAATGAAGTAACAGTTAAGTCCTTAATGAAATCCTTACCTGCTTTTAAACATTTTGTGAAAGGGTACTCAGGGAAACAGGCGGATGCTATAACAGAAGAAATAAGAGCTTTTATATCACTGAATGAACATAGCTTCTCATTACCTCAAACAGCTAAATATGAGGATTTATACGTAGATGATTTAAAATTAAGAAACGATAGAAAAGGTGTAATAGGAGCTTTAGAAAAAGCTTATGAAAAAACAGGTAAATACCTAACAGCGGCTCAAGAAGCTACTTTCCAATTAGGAGGTATTAAATCTCTTACAGGACTTCTTGAACACTTCTATACATCAGCTATGATGTCTAACATACATAAAGCAGTTAGAGGGGGCAAAATAAACCCTCAGACTATTGAAGAGATGGGATGGAATAGGGAAACATTCAGCAGAATAAAGGAAAACCTCTTAACTAATATGGTAATAGACGATAATGGTAAGTTGGTTAAATACAATTTAGGCGATTGGGATAATGCTACAAGAGAAGCCTTTATTATGGGTATGAGGAGACAAGCTCAGGTAATGGTACAAAGAGTTCTTATAGGGGATCATATAGGGTTAAAAGCATGGTCTGATACCTTATATAAAAATAGTGTATTCGGACAATTATCTATGCAACTTAAAAGCTATATGATTACTGCCCATTCTAAACAGTTATCAAGAGACCTTATGAACTTTGATAAGAAAAGGTTTGTAATTTGGACTTCTGCAGTAGCGACAGGTGTAGCAGCCTACATGGCTAAGAACTACGTAAATACCATAGGAGATGAAGAAAGACGTAAAGAAGCATTTAAGAATGAAAATATTGCCAAAGGGGTGGTTAGTACACTTCCTTTTTCAGCATTATTGCCTTCCGCTGTAGACTCAGTCATTGGAGTAGGAAATGTACTAGGAGCTGATATTGATCCTGTATTCAGTCAAGGACAGCGAGGTGTTTCTACTTTCTCGCCAACCTTTGACTTAGTAGATGATGCCCTAAAAGGAGATACATCAAGAGTACTCAAATCTTTCTACCCTAATGTTTTGGGAACGAATATTTTAGCAAGACGTATAGAGGAAGCTTTAGAGGAAAGCGATAGAGGAATAAGACTTAAACCAAAGGAGATTGATTAATGAATAAAGCATCAGTAGAAGAACTTAATAATCTTCATGGTATGGTAGCTAATCAACTAGCTACTTTAGTAAGAGAAGGAGACTTAAAGGCTATAGAGAAAGCTATAAGTTTCCTTAAGAATAATAATATAACAGCAGATATAGTAGAATCTAAACCACAACAAGATTTATTTACTTCAATATCTAATACTGTTGATAATAATAAAGATAAAAAGATAGAGACTGTAGAGGAATTACTTAAAGCATACTCATAGAATCATTTTAAGGTACCTAGAAGGCAAAAACTATTCTAAAAGGTATAATGAGTAGGGTAGAACTTTTAAAGCCTTCTAGGGGTCTTATTTTAAAGGAGAGGATATAATGAATAATAATCAAGTAGATCAAAGGGTACTACTAGACTTTAAATACTTCTTAGCTTATGCTTGGGAGAACCTAAATTTACCTAAGCCTACACCTATGCAGTTCCATATAGCTGACTTCTTACAAGCTAAAGAGAAGCGTATGGTGCTACAAGCACTTAGGGGTATAGGTAAAACATGGATTACAGGTGCTTATGTAACATGGAGATTATTGAGGAATCCTAATGAGAAGGTATTAATTATCTCTCAAAGTGGGAGACACTCAGATAATATAGCTATGTTTATCAGAAAGATGATAGCTACTATGGATATACTGAAGCACCTAGAGCCTAGAGGAGATCAAAGGTCTTCTGTAGTAAACTTTGATGTAAATGGTTGTGAAGTAACAGTACAACCTTCAGTAAAAGCTTTAGGTATTACATCACAATTACAAGGTAATAGAGCTACTTTACTTATCTCAGATGACGTTGAAGGACAACAGAATAGTGCTACTGAGATGATGAGAGCTAAGTTATTACAACAAGTAGCTGAATATGAAGCTATATTACAAACAGATGAAGAATCTCAGATACTTGTATTAGGTACTCCTCAAAGTTCTGAGAGTATCTATAATGGGCTTAGAGATAAAGGATACTTAACACGTATCTTCCCTGCTAGGTATCCTGAGGATATAGACGTTTATCAAGGATGTTTAGCTCCTTACATACACCAAGACCTTCTTAAAGATCCTACGTTAATAGGTAAGTCTATAGATACTAGATTTACAGATGAGGATCTTACTAATAGGGAAGTTAGTTATGGTAGATCAGGATTTAAATTACAGTTTATGTTAGATACTACCCTAAGTGATGCTGAGAGGTATCCTCTAAAGCTACATGATCTTATAGTTACTGATATAAGCCCTACAGAAGCTCCTCTTAAATTAGGGTATAGTTCATCATTAGAAAATAGATATAATGAGATACCAAATATAGGGTTTACTGGTGATGGTTTCTATAGACCTAGTTTTATCAGTGAGGACTATGGGGAGTATGAAGGTATCTATATGGGGATAGATCCTGCAGGTAGAGGTAAAGATGAATTAGCTTACTGTATAGTAGCTCACTTACATGGTAAACTATATCTATTAACACAAGGAGGGCTTAGAGGAGGATACAAGGAAGAGAACCTAGTAACCTTAAGCACAGTAGCTAAAGAATACTCAGTTAATAAACTATTTATAGAAGATAACTTCGGTGATGGTATGTTCTCTACCCTCCTTAAGCCTATACTCCATGCTATCTATCCTTGTACTGTAGAAGATCTTAAAGCTACTATACAGAAAGAACTAAGGATTATAGATACACTAGAACCAGTCCTTAATCAACATAGATTAGTAGTAGATAAAGGGTTAGTAGAGAGAGACATAAAGAAAGCTTTAGAGTCTCCTCAGAACTTACCTTATAGTTTATTTCATCAATTAACCCATATCACAAGAGATAGAGGTAGCTTGTTACATGATGATAGACTTGATGTACTAGCTATGGTTGTAAAGGAATGGACTAGAGTATTAATACAAGATCCTAATGAAGTCCTAAAGAACTATAAAGAAAAACAGAGATTACAAAATATAGAACACTTTATGGACGTAGTAAAAAGAAATAATAACAAAAATAAAAAAGCTATAAGTCCTGCTTTAAAAGGCTTAAATGTATTTAGAATGTAATGATATTAAAAAACACCCCTAAATGCCTTAGTTATGGTCACCGTTAGAGATACGTTGCCCATAAGGGGAGACCCTAAGGAAAGATAAAGATACTTAAAGACTCTATAAGACTCTTAAAGAGACTATAAGAGACTTAAATATACTTATAATATTACTATTAATAATAATATATAATTACTACTATAAGAATATACTAAAAGACTCTATAAGACTCCTAAGGATACATAAGGAGGTCTTTATTTACTTAACTATAATTTAACTTATAATTAAGCTATTATTTGGTATATAACTATAAGTTAAGATATAGTAATCTTAATGACTCATAATGAATCCTAAGGACTCCTAAGGAGGGGTTGCTAAGGATTACTTAAGGACTTCCTAAAAAAACTGAAAAATATCTCAAATATCCGTGAGGGTAGATGAGGAAACTGAAAAATATCTCAAATATCCGTGAGGGGATATACCTACAGATCGTAGACGGACTTCCCCCCATGCCCCTAAAGAACTAACAGAGACACCCAAAGATCTCTAAACACTTACTTAAACACTCACAGAACCACCTGCTAAGGCTCTCAAAGGTATCATAATGTATGCCTAAGGCTTCAATGCTTACCTAACTACCGTTAGATACTTAATCAATACTACTTAATGAATCATAATACTACTTAAGGATTCTCAATCAGCCATAATGTTACTTAATGTAAACACTCAGTACCAAATCAGTCTCTTAATGATAACCGTTATCAATACCACCTAATGTACATAATGTGATTTAATGTGTATTAAGAAATATTTAAGCTAGTCTATATTATACTTACATCATAACTTATCTAGTATAGAGAGTTAAATACAACCAAAGGATACATAATGTACGATAAAGACGACATAAACAACTTATATGCTTATTCTAAGTTACAAGGGGATATTCTAACAGACCACGAAAACACCTTAAGTAGATTAAATCAATCTATTAAACAGTTACAAGATCAGATAGATAATATATCTTTAAATAGGCGAGTAAGAAATATAAGTTATAGTCATAAGGTAGCTAATAAACTAGATCTAATTAAATTCCTTAAGGACAACAAATCAGATCTATATCATATTATTAATAGTGACGATAGTAATTTAACTAAAGATCAAATATTTAACTGTATTTGTGATTATATTATCAAACCTAATGTAACTATAACTATTGATGATCTTAATGAGCCTTTAGAAACTTTTAAATTCTTTTATAAATTTCTTAAGCAGTTAAGTATAATTTAAGCTATAGTACGTCATAATAGCATTATCAAAACAATAAAGGATTAAAAATGCAAACATTCAAAGACCAAGTAAAAGCAACAGCCAACAGTTTAGTATCTAGTGATTTAGCTAGTAAAACATTATTTAACGATACATATCAATTACTTAAGAACAGCAAGGTTACTAATGTTGAATCATCACTTAAGGGGCTTTTAACAGACGCGAAAGAGGTGTTAGAAGGTAATTATAGTAAATCGTTTAATGATCGCATTTATAAGACTATTAAGTATGCTGCTAAATGGTATCAAGAGAAACTATTTACTAACCATAAAGAATTATATTATTATAATATTGAAGGTGGTATTAAGCTACTACTAGCCTTAGACAAGCTAAAGGAAGTAGCTAAAGTATCCGAAGAAGACACTAAAAGAGTTCGGAATAAGCTTAACCGTATTAAATTTGGAACAACTATCCAATATAATGATGAATTTCAGCAAACTTTAAAGGAGTTCATGTTAGAATTTAAGTTAAGTGATGTTGATGGTAAGATCGTATCCTTAGAGAAATCTTTAGATCGCTTATGGGATATGATGACCCAAGAGCAGAAACAAGCATTTGCTGATAAGATTAACAATAAATTAAAACCTAAAGAGACTTTTGAGCCTTCATTTTAGTATAGGCTCTTAAAAGCCTTTTAAGGTATCTATTAGCCTTTTTAATTCTTTAGGGTATGTTTATACCTTTTTAGAGTTTTAGAGCCTTCTGGGTATCTTAAAAGCCTTTTATGATTATATAATATATTTTATGTAATAGTAATAGGTAGAATCCTAAAGATCAATAAGTATTTTAAGATTCTAAATGTTCTTTTATTTTCTCTATACTTTAGAAGTGAACCATATATTTGTAATAGCTTTAACGATAAGTAGTAGTAAGCACATAGGGCGGAAATCCCAAAGGGTTGATAAGTGTGTGTTAGGTTGTAAGAGTAGCCTATAACCCTAAAACGTATTAATCGTTAATAACTGATACTAGATTAATATATGTAATATAGGTTTAAAAGCCTTTTAAGGTATCTATTAGCCATTTTAATAGTTTAGTAGTATGTTTATACTATTTTATTATTAAAGTTGTTTCTAGGTATCTTAAAAGCCTTTTATAGCTATTCTTAAAGTTGCCTTAAAGTGTTGCCCATAAGGGGAAACCCTAAGGAAAGATACTTAATACCTTAAGGATACTATAAGAGACTTAAAGATATTACTAATTATTATATATAAAGGATTAATTATGTTGGAACAGATGGAAGAAGAGGTAAGAGAAAAAATAGATAATATCACCGTTGAGGATTTATTTAAGGAAATAAGAGATTTATTTATAGAATATGATAATTACAAATTTACTGATATACTTATCAGAAAAAGAGATACTGTTGGGCTTAATAATCTAATTATAGAGATAATAAATAACATCATTAAAGAAGATCCTATACCTCATATAGAGTTAGAAGAGTTTATACCTTCACGTAGAAAAACCCATAATTATTGGCTTAGTGTTGATGAAAAATATTGCATTCTATCATATTATTTGGTTTATATAGCAGACTTCGTATGTACATATAAATATCGAAAATATCTACCAGATATTATCTCTATCCCTAAAGAAGATCTGCAGGATTATGATATTATACCTACAGTTGAGGAATTAGTTGGATTTACTGAAGATTTATTATACTCTAAATATATAGAGTTAATAAGAACAAGCCAACTACTACCATCTACCAATTTATCGCCTTTTTATCTGTATAGGAAATCTATTTTTAATCTTGAAAATACATTTGTTGAGGATAGAGAAATAAGAGGGTTATTTTGGGATAGTTCTAATGTAGATAAACTTATACCTTATGCTATCCGAATACACTTCCCAGATGATAAATATAATTTTTTAAAACGAGCATTATTATTCGATATATTAGGAGAGGAAAATGAATAAGGAATTACATAATCTATTGGAAGATAGTAGAGAAAAAATAAAGACTTTTTATTATAATCAATACCACACCACGAGTAATAGTTTCTTACGTCAAGTATGTGATTATGATCTGATAAATAAGAAATTAAAAGAACATGATTGGTTGTTAGAAGGTAAGATTAAGAATACTATTTATATAGATAGAATTAGAGATATAGACGATATAGTAAGGGATATATATGACAACATACGTCCTTTTTTAACACCGATAGTATATCTCAAAAACATGCCATTAGTAACTTCAAGTTTATATATTCAAACAAGATATAATGGGACACTTAGTGAAGCAGGTGGAGGAAATGATACTCTTTATATTGAGACAAGCTCTTCTTTAAATTATGGTTTTAAATTTGAGATTAGATTTTACGTAGATTCACAAAATAAACTAAAGGCTTATCTAGTGTCTCATAAAGACCTAACAGACCTAGTTGATAGAGGAATTATTAAAGAATCTGATGTAGATAATGAAAAAAAGACTAAAGTTTTAAAGTTTAGATATACTATTACCAAGCTACTACCTACAATCTTAAAGAATCTTTATGATATTGAGATACCTAAAGGCCTTATAGATTCTATGGTATCTGGTATAGAGAAGGTAGAGCTTAAAGAAAAAGTACCTGTAGTAGTATCAATAGATCCTTATGACTTCATAACAGCTAGTGAGAATACCACAGGTTGGCGTAGTTGTTTTAGGTTCGGAGGAGAGTACCACTTATGTACTAACTCTTTTGCTAGGAGTGAAGACCTTCTTATAACCTACATATTGGATGATAGTGGGAATAAAGTAGCTAGATCTTTTTTAGGACTTAAGTATTTATCCAAATATACTCCTGAAGATATATTAATATTTAATGGTGGTTCATATTATGAAGGGGGGGAATGTGGTTATAATAAGGATCTTAGAAAGTCCTTATATAATAAACTAGGGATAAGCCCTAAAGCGTTTAAAGTAAGTGTTATGAACTCTTCAAGTTCAGATTTTAATTATTTTGATAGCTATAAAGTAGCTAGAGTTAAAGATAGTACGTTCTTTATTGAAAAAGAGGATCTATCTGGTGCTATGAGGATTAAATATGATATGTACTCTAAGGTATTTACCCCTATTAATCTTGAAGGAGATGACATAGGTGAGTTATCAGCACATAGATTATCTAATATGTCATGTGAGTGTTGTGGAGGTTCCTATAGTGAAGGAGAATTATATTATGTTCTATCTCATAATAGAGAATCGGAAAGAATATGTGAATATTGTATTGAAAATAGAGATGAATATTATTTTTGTGAAGGGGAAGGAGCTTACTTCAGTAGAGAGTATTCTCAGCCTATAGAGGAAGCTGAGGGAGGTGGGTACCTTTTTAGTGAAGAGTATCTGAAAAACAATGAAAATTTATATATATTAGGCTATGATAGCTATGGGAATTATAGTTTCGGAGATATTGATGACTACCTATATATTAGAGACACAGAGGATTTTATAAGAGCTGACGAAGTTTACAATTGTGAAATAAATGGTTGGTATATTCCTGAAGAGGATGCCATATTTATTTTTGATAAAGAATACTATATTGATAGGGAGTATACAGAAGAAGTAAGAGATTATATATACCTAGAGGACATAATGGAGTATGTAAGTAGTGATTATGAATATGTATACCTTGAAGATAAGTATTATTATGTGAGTAAGGATGGAGGAGAATATCAGTGCTTAGATGATGGATGTTATAGTTTAGATTATGAAGTTGAGGAGGATTAAGATGAGTTTAGAACAAGATATACAGGATTATGCAGATTGCTTAGTCGATCTTGAAAATTCAGGATATACTGACTGTTATAGAAAAACAGAAGGAATAGATTGTATATACCTAGATGACATAGAAGAGGATGTAAGTAGGGATTATGATTTAGATTATGAAGAGGAGGATTAAGATGAAGCTATATACAAGGATAAGCAGGACTATAATTCACGAGGGACAATTTAACAGTGTTAAAGAAATAGTTGAGTATTGCGTAAAAAATAGGATAAGTCTTAAAGGAGCTGATCTCGAAGAAGCTAATCTTAAAGGAGCTGATCTCGAAGAAGCTAATCTTAAAGGAGCTGATCTTAGAAGAGCTAATCTCGAAGGAGCTGATCTTAGAAGAGCTAATCTTAAATGGGCTAATCTTAAAGGAGCTGATCTTAGAAGAGCTAATCTCGAAGGAGCTGATCTTAGAAGAGCTAATCTTAAATGGGCTAAACTTAAAGGAGCTGCTCTCGAAGAAGCTAATCTTAAATGGGCTAATCTCGAAGGAGCTGATCTTTACGGAGCTAATCTTAGAAGAGCTAATCTCGAAGGAGCTGATCTCGAAGGAGCTACTCTTGAAGAAGCTAATCTTTCAGGAGCTAATCTCATAAGAGCTGATCTCGAAGAAGCTAATCTTAAATGGGCTAATCTTAAATGGGCTAATCTCGAAGAAGCTAATCTTAAATGGGCTAATCTTAGAAGAGCTAATCTTAGATGGGCTAATCTCGAAGAAGCTAATCTTTCAGGAGCTAATCTCATAAGAGCTGATCTCGAAGAAGCTAATCTTAAATGGACTAATCTCGAAGGAGCTGATCTTAGATGGGCTAATCTCGAAGGAGCTAATATTGTAGAAGCTAATATTGAAGGAGCTAATATTGAAGGATAATGATTTAATGTATTAAAGGCAGGTTTATGAAGTTTTTATTTTCAGAAGAGAGTAAACTGAATCCACTATTTTCTTTTATGCTTGGGTTTGTAGTGGGATTGGTAATAGTCAATATATTCGAAATATTTATTAGTTTTTAGAAAAAATGAAATGTATTAAAAGCGTGTCAATGGATATTAAAAAACAAGGAGAATAAATGAATGAAATACTAATAAAGGAGTTAAAAAATGAGAGCCCGAGAAATATTTAAGAAGATCATATATCTTAATCAGATTATGTTAGACTATGAAATAAGGGAACTATATAGTAGGTTTGATATTAAAAAGACCTTTGAGATGATACATATAGAAGGACGTTGTATACTGTTTAAACCTAAAGGAATAGGTAAGCCTTTGCCTATGCTTTTGTCTCATCTGGATACTATTAATGACTTAGAGGGCTCTGCTTTATGTTCATTACAAGAGGAAGTAGATTTTAGACAAATCATGTTAATAGACAGGTACTTCTCTAACATAAACGCATCTCCTAAATTTGTAGAAAAAGTGTATCTAAAAGATGATAAGGATACTACTAAGGTACTAGGGGCAGATGATAGAGCAGGTGTCGCTATAATGCTAGAAATGCTTATGGAATGTAATACTAATTATATTTATGGGTTCTTTTGGGATGAAGAATCAGGAGGCAAGGGCTCTGATTTTTTAGCAAAATATACAGATTGTCTTGACACCTTGGAGATATCCTCCTTCATTTCTTTAGATCGTAAAGGGACTAATGAAGTAGCTACTTATGGTTATGATAACGAAGATCTTATAGCCTTATTTACTAATAGGGGATATATAGAACAGCAAGGATCTTTTACAGACTGTGTAAATCTAGCAGAAGCTACTGGAATAGCTTGTGTTAACCTATCTGTAGGTTATTTTAACGAACATACCTCCCATGAACTACAGGATATGAGTGTTATGGGAGATGTATTAACATTATTAAACGATAAGGAATTAGTAGAGGAGCTAACTAAGGAGATTTATTTTTATGATCTAATGGAAGAAGATGAATTATACTATAATAGTCATCAAGAAGATTACTATCTAAACAACTGGAGTCATTATGAGAACGAAGACATTTGAGGAGTGGTTTAACGACTATGGTTATCTTTACTATGAAGAAGTATTAGACTGGTTAGATAAGTGCCCTAACGAACAAGTAAGGATAGAGATAGTAGGTAATGAATCTAGTGAAGATATTGCTAGAGACTTAACAGAGATCTATTGGGAAAATATAGACTATAGGGAGGAGAATTAAAATGAACAAGAAATATGAGTTACTAAGAGGTATACATATAACTGTAAGAGATGTTAAGCTGTATAGAATTAGAGCCTTGAAGTCGTTTGGTAACGTGAAAAAAGGAGATCTCGGGGGCTATGTAGAGTCTGAGTCAAATTTAAGTCACGAAGGAAATTGTTGGGTTTATGATGATGCTAAGGTTTTTGATAAAGCTCAAGTTCGTGATAAAGCTCAGCTTCATGGTGAAGCTCAGGTTCATGGTGAAGCTCAGGTTCATGGTGAAGCTCAGGTTTTTGGTTATGCTTGTGTTTCTGATAATGCTTGTGTTTCTGATAATGCTTGGGTTTCAGGTAATGCTTGTGTTTCTGATAATGCTTGTGTTTCTGATAATGCTTGGGTTTCTGATTATGCTCGGGTTTTTGGTTATGCTCGAGTTCATGAGCGATAAGGAGGAATGACTTGAATGAAAAAAATAAGGAACTAAAATGAAACAATCTACACTTGATAAGCTTAAAATTTTTGAAGAACGTTTTAATGTATTTCATTCTAAATCTGTTACTAAAGAAGAATATTGGAAAAAAGAGAAAAGAATACTAGATAGAAGAAAAAGACTGGCTGAAATGGAATCAGAGTTGGTTTCAATGACTATTCAGGAATTTCGCAGAACATTTTTTTGTAATAATAGGAGAATAAGATGAATGTTAAAATACTAGACCATACGCCCTTATGGGTATGTGCACAAGCTATAAGAGACTGTTATGATTCTCATCATTTAAGTGATACTACTGAAGAAATGAGAGAAGGTGTCTTTATTGATGATAGTCTTGTAGAATACAGTAGAGATGATGGTTATAGATCTATACCTAACGGTTTAGATGATCTTATTATAAGTAAAACTGAAGAATGTGGAGAAAAAGATAAGGCACTAATTCATAAAGTAGGTGTACAAAACCATCATGCTTCTACTTTAGAACATCTAGTTTATACCTTTGATATAGATGGTATCAGTAGAGCTTGTTTACAAGAATTAGCTCGTCATAGAATAGCTAGTTATAGTGTTAAAAGCACTAGATATACTTTGAGAGAGCTAAAGAAGGAAGAGAGTTTTATAGATGGATACGTTCATAAAAATATTAAAAGAGCTTCTAAGTATGTTGTGCTGACTGATGAACCTGAAGTAAATCAGTATATTGTAGAATCATTAGATAGATTAAGATACCTAACTACAACCACAATTAAAAACGATAAGATTAAGTATGCTTTACCCGAAGCCTATAAGACAAGCTTAACATGGACTATTAACGCTAGAGCTTTAATAAACTTTTTAAGCCTTAGAACAAGTAGTAAAGCTCTATGGGAGATACAGAAACTAGCTGAAGCAGTGTTTGAAGAGTTACCTGATGAGCATAAATATTTGTTTGAAGGGTTTATTACAGGAGTAAATAGTGAAACCAGAAAGTGATATAAACAATTTTTTAAGAGAAAGCTATATAAAACACCTAAAGAAATTTAAAGAGCATACACAATTTAGTATTTTTTTAGAACTTAAAAGTGACTTTAGATTAAGCTCATTAGAAGCTATCGAAATTTATAATGATTGGATTGAATCTAATTACGTAGAAATTAATGAATTATCCAGTTTAGCTTCTTTAGGTCGTAAGAAAGAAGAATAAAACCCAAGCGATAAGGAGGAATGACTTGAATGAAAAAAATAAGGAACTTAAACAACAGATAGAGATAGAACAGAGTACCCTTAACTATTCTTTAGAGAAGTATGATAACGACTTTAAGACCACTATAAGACAAGGTAGAGTAGGAGATACTAAAGAAGCTACGTTAATAATCAAAGGAAACCTTAAGCTAGTAGAGGATTATTTAGATAGTCTATATACTACTAAGGGTTTAAAAGGAAAACAGAAACTAGCTGTATCGGTCTTTAAAGACTTCTACAAGGTTAAGAAAGACCTAGCCTATGTCATCATTAAGAACGTTATAGCATTGGCTTTAAAGACTCCTGAGACACCTTTACTAAGGTTTTCTAAGAAGCTGTTTGATTCTTTTATTATGACAACTAAAGTTATTCAGTTAAAGGAAACAGATCCTAATTATTATTCTTATATTGAGAATAGGTATAAGGATTCCAAAAGTATTATGGATAGTAATAAGATCAAGGCCTCTAAGGACTATAGGATAGAAGCACTAGAGAAAGAAGAAGTAGCTAATTATGTTGGTATACTCCTTATGGATATAATTACTAAGTCAGGCTGTGATCTTATAGAAGTGTTTAGAGCAGAAGGTAATGCCTTGATGGTTAAACCTAGTAGTAATGTTATTAGTATATTGTTGATGAGTAAAAACTATTTCTTAACTAATAATATAATATACAAGCCTATGGTTTATCCTCCTAAAGACTGGATGGAACTAAAGGATACTGGAGGTTACTATAGTTATCCTAAAGTAACAAAGTTTATAAAAGCCCATGATAAGGACTTTGATTACATTTGTTATAGGATTCAACCAGACCTTAGCAGACTTCTAGGGGTAGTTAATAAGTTACAGAAAGTACCTTTTAGAATAAATAAGAGAGTATTAGAGGTTATAAACTATATTAGCGATAAGAACCTTGTAGATCCTTCAAGTACTGAAACTAATCCTATCCTATATGGAGACATTCCTTATGGTGATGTATTAAATAGTTATGATTTACACCCTAAAGAGAGGTTTGGCTTACTTGATAGTAATGGTATGTTTAAGGATAAGCAGGACTATATAAGATGGAAGAAGGTGTTTGAAGATCAAGAACTTAGAAATAAAAGAATACAGTCTAAGAGATTATCTTTTTCTATGGCTTTACAGTTAGCTAATATATATAAGGAATATGATAGGTTCTATTATACATACCAATTAGACTTTAGAGGTAGATTATACCCTCTACAACAACACTTAAATCCACAAGGTAATTGTGTTATTAAGTCCATGTTGGAGTTCGCTGACGGAGAGCCCCTAACTGATGAAGGAGTCTATTGGTTAAAGATACATGGTGCTAATTGTTATGGTTATGATAAGTTAAGCTATGAAGATAGAATAAGGAGAATAGATGAGAAAGAAGAAGAAATCAAGAAGATCGCAGAAGACCCCTATACGTTCCTTAAAAGGTGGAATGAAGCAAAAGAGCCGTTACTATACCTCAGCTTTTGTTTTAGTTACGCTGATTACCTCGCTGATCCTACAAGTATATGCGTTAATCCAGTAGCCTTAGACGCTACTTGTAGTGGTATCCAGATCTATAGTGGATTACTTAAGGATAAGAAAGGAGCTATGGCTGTAAATGTTATTAATGGAGATCAAGATAAACCTAATGATATTTATAAGGACGTAGCAGATCAGGTAGAGCTAGATTTAGCTAATGAGGAGTTTGATAAAACTATAGACTATACTACTAAAGATAAAGTATCTCACAGTACTTCTACATTAATAGAAGCTAATAGTTTAAAGGGCAGGGTGACTAGAAAGCTCACTAAAAGGAATGTTATGACTCAACCGTACTCTGTTACTAGGTTAGGTATGGTTAATCAACTTAAAGAGTTACTAACAGAATATGAAGATAATAACGATATATTTTGGAAGGGAGATAAATGGGTAGTAGCTACTTTGTTAGCTAACATGAATCATAAAGCTATCAGTAAAGTAGTTAAAGGGGCTATTATAGGTCAAAGTCTTATAAAGGAAGTCCTTAGAGAACATCTTAAAGATCACGATAGAGCCTTATGGTTTACTCCTTTTTTTAGATTTCCTGTTCTACAAAATATAAAGAAGTCTAAAAGAAAGAGACTTAATAGTCCTTTTGGGAGTTTAGTACTATATTCAAGAACTAAGGAGGTACACTATAGGAAGATGATAAATGGAATAGCTCCTAATTATATACATTCATTAGATGAGACATTACTTTTCAGGACTGTGGAGCTATGTCAAGAGCAGGATAAGAATGATTTTATGTTAATACATGATAGTTTTGGGATGAAACCTAATGATATACCTACTATGAATGTAGCTGTTAGACAAGCATATTATGAGTTGTTTAGTAGCAATCCATTAGAAGATTGGTGTAATCAATTAAGTCCTGATATAATACATAAAATAAAGGAGGGTATGATTAATGATTTAGATCTTGAAGAAGTTAAGGATTCTAGGTATATTTTCAGCTAACCTTAAAGTTTCCTTAAAGCGTTGCCCATAAGGGGATAACTAAAAGAAAAGATAAAGACACTTATAGATACTAAAGGAGAGTATATGAGTAAATTAAAATTATTACCTGAGTTTTATGAGAGGATAGATAAAGCTGAGGAAGACTTAGATAAGATATGTAATGACTTAAATATAAGCCTTCGTACTGGATATAGATGGCTTAAGAGACCTAAAGTAGAGGAGAAACCTACTACATCATTATCTATTGATGAGTTATTATCTATTAGAGATACAATATTTAAAAACAAAACTAGATCAGAAAACTACAAGTCAGGAACTGATGTAGAGTTTAAGGATAATCTACCTATTGGTATCCTTCACTTTGGAGATATGCACTTAGATAGTGATGGGGTAGATCTACAATTAGTTGATTCCCATATAAAACTACTAAAAGAGACTCAAGGTCTTTATGGAGGTAACTTAGGTGATACCACTAACAACTGGGTAGGGTTCTTAGGTAAACTATATGGTGAACAACACACTACAGTTGAAGAGAGCATACAGCTAATTGAGCATTATATTGGTAAGAATGATTGGCTATATACTATTGTAGGTAATCATGATAAATGGAATGGAGGTGAATATGTAATAAGACAAGCAACTAAGTATAGTGGGGTTACTGGTGACGATATTAGGCTTATTCTTAAGTTTCCTAATGGTTCTGAGAATACCCTAAGAGCACGTCATCACTTTAAAGGATCTTCACAATATAACAACGCACAAGGATCAGTTAAGGAAGCCTTATTAGGAACTAGAGATGATATTATAATTCATGGACACACCCATAGCTTAGGTTATTCTATAGTACCTCAACCAGAGACTAAGAAAATCTCCCATGCTTTATCTGTAGGTAGTTATAAACAGATAGATAGTTATAAGATAGATATGGGGTTTAGAGATGATAACTTAAGTCCTTGTGTTGTTACTATTATAGATCCTAATCTTCCTGTCACTAATCCAGATAGGATTAAGGTGTTCTTTGATCCTTATGTGGGAGCTAATTATTTAACAAAATTAAGGAAAGGATATGACTTATAAAGAGAAAGTTAGAGAGCTATTGAATGATGTCTTTATTGATATAGATCAGATAGAAGACGAAGTAAAGAAGTTAAGGGCTAGGTTAGGTGTATTACACACCTTACAAGATATAGTATTTGAGAATTATACATTAAAAACAAAGGAAGAGAACAATGAATAGACCAGAAAAACCATTCACAGTCAAAGGACAAAGATTAGTAAGCCCTAAAGGTAAGGCTAAATGGTGTCATATTCAAGAGCCTGATAGATCTTTTGAACCTTTAGGAGACTATAAGGTAGATTTAGTATGTGACCCTGATGATCCTACAGTTAAAGCTTTTATTGATAAGTTAGAGAAACTTAGAGATCAAGCATTCATTGAGACTAAAGGAAACCTTAAAGGGGCTAAGGCTAAACAGTTGAATAAAGTTGAGGTATTTAGAGAAGAGGAAGATCAAGAGGGAGAACTTACTGGTAATGTTATCTTTAAGTTTAAATTAGGTAAAGTAGATAATAGAAAGAAAGGGCAGGATAGAGTATCTGTTATTGATGCTGATCGTAATGTTATAGCTGTACAAGATATTCCTCTAATTGGTAATGGTTCTGTTATTAGATGTAAAGCCTATGCTAATCCTTATTATATGGCTAGTACTGTTACTGTAGGTGTTAGTCTTATCTGGGAAGTAGTACAGATCATTGATCTTGTAGAGTATGGAGGAGGCTCTACTACAGATGGGTTTGATGACGAAGATGGTTATACTTCTGTGAGTGAAGAAGCTAGTGGGTTTGATGATGAAGGAGATCAAGAAGATGACTTCTAGGATACATAAAGTATCCTTACCTTTATACATAGAGACCGGTGTTAGAAAGAAGAAGAAACACTATTTAACTCTTAATAACTACCGTAACTGGCAGTTTAGAGTTAGTAATAATATTAAGAAGGTATATACAGCACAAGTAGGGAAGCTTCTTAAGGATATTCCTAAGCTTTCTTCACCTATTAGTTTATCTTATACTATATATTATATGAATAGACGTAAGTTTGATTTAGATAATTATGGTGCAGTAGCTTCTAAGTTCTTTCAAGATACTTTAGTTACTTTTAATAAGATACCTGATGATGATTACGATAATGTAGTAGAGGTAGTATTTAAGTTTGGTGGGATAGATAAAGAAAATCCTAGAATTGAATGTAGTATAAAGGAGATTTAGATGGATTACTATAATGAGTTTTTCTACACTATGAATTCTTTAGTTAATGAAGTAAAATACCTAGAACGTAGAGTAGAATATCTAGATGAAAGGTATAAAACAGATAAAAGAGATGAGTATTCTGTTGAGGCTTATGCTCTAGAAAAAGTTGCTAAAAACCTGAGAGCAGTCCTAGAAAGTTCTGATAGATATTCAGAGCTCTTAGACGATTATGGTGTACTAAAGGGAGGCTGATGTGTGGAAAGAGAGAATCAAGGAGAGTTTCTATATCATACTTCATGTCCTAAATGTGGTTCTTCAGACGGTAATAGTGTCTATTCTAGTAACACTACTTTTTGCTTTAGCTGTAATACTTGGTCTACTTTGGATGGTGTTCAACCCCAAAGAAAGACCTCTAAGGATTCCATGATGGGTAAAGAAGTAGAACTATTAGAAGGTGAATACACTGAGTTAAGGAAGCGTAAGATACCACAGAAGATATGTAGTAAGTATGATTATACTTTAGGGACTGATAAGAATGGTAATAAGTGTCAAATAGCTAACTATTATAATAAAGAATCTCAACCTATAGCCCAGAAGCTTAGATATAGTGATAAAAGCTTTAAGTTTATAGGGAAACCTAAAGAGACTTTATTGTTTGGACAACAGTTATTTGGCGAAGGCGGTAAGGTAGTAACTATTACTGAAGGAGAACTTGATGCTTTATCTGTGGCTACTGCTTGGGAAGGTAAGTATCCTGTAGTATCCATACAGAATGGAGCAGGATCCGCTAAGAAAGAGATCTCTAAACAGATAGATTGGCTAAATACTTTTGAAAGTATAGTTATATGGTTTGATAATGATGATGCAGGTAAGGAAGCAATAGAACAAGTAGTACCTTTATTTCCATCAGGTAAGGTTAAAGTAGTAACCCATAGTAAATATAAAGATGCTAATGAAGTATTAGTTAATGAAGGTATCTCTGGTATTGTAGATACTTTCTATAAGGCTAAAGAGTTTAGACCTGATGGTATTGTAGTAGCTAGTGATTTAGTAGAAGATGCTATAAAACCTACTGAATGGGGAACATCATGGGTCTTTGAAGGTATTACTAAGGCTACTTATGGTAGGCGATTAGGAGAACTTCATCTACTAGGTGCAGGTGTAGGTATAGGTAAGACTGATTTTATTATGACTCAAATAGCCCATGATACAACTAAAGCTAATCTTAAGGTAGGTACTTTTATGTTGGAACAAACACCTATAGAGACCCTTAAGCGTATAGCAGGTAAATTAGACGGTAAGCATTATCATTTACCTAATGATGGTGAAGGTCTATATAAGAACTCAGAACTTAAAGATACTATAGAATCCATCAATAGTAGCGGTAATCTGTTTATGTATGATAGCTTTGGTGCTATCGATTGGGAAGTAATTAAGAGTAAGATAAGGATTATGCACCATAACTTAGGAGTCGATTACTTCTACTTAGATAATATAACAGCTATTACGGCACAAGCTAGTGATGAGAGAAGATTCTTAGATGGTTTTATGGAAGAGTTAGCTAGTCTTTGTAAAGAATTAAATATATGGATACTAGCTATTAGCCATCTTACTACTCCTTCTAAGGGAGCTTCACATGAAGAAGGTGGTAGAGTAGAAGCTAAACAGTTCACAGGCTCTAGGGCTATTATGAGATGGGCACACTATATGTTTGGACTAGAGCGTAATAACCAACACGCAGATAAAGAGGAACGTAAGAAGACTATCTTTAGGTGTCTTAAGGATAGGTTTAGTGGTCAAGCAACTGGCAAGACTTTTAGTCTAAGGTATGATGATTCTAATGGACTTCTTAGGGAAGTAGATGAGGAATGGGATAGTGTGGCACAAGAGGAGGAAGTGAATGAAGACTTCTAAAGGTAGATACTTAATTAAAACAGAATATAACCGTGATGACTATAAGGTATTTCATATATTTGATACTCGAAAATGGTTCTACAGATTAAGAGGCAAAACAATAAACTTAAATCCATACGTTTATGGTAGACCGCACTGTACTGAAGAAAATGCCTTGAAAAGGTATAAAGAAATATATGAAGGAGTATATTATGATTAAGTGGCCAAGATATTTATTCTCTTCCGATATTAGAAAGAGACATAAGGAACTTCTAAAAAAAGTTAAGATCCTTAGAAGAGATAGAGAAACTATATTACATAATGCCTGTGAAGTTATTGACGACTATAATAGATTGAAAAAAACATACACAGAAATGAGAGACGAGTTATATACTTTAAGAGCTGAGGTTAAAATATATAGGAAACATTTCAATGAACCAGATAGTCTTTGATATAGAAACAGATGGTCTCCTCCTAGACTGCACTACTGTATGGTGTATAGCTATCAAAGTTAATGATAATCCTACAGAAGTCTATACCCTTAATCCTATTAAAGGCTCAGCAGGGGGTATAGAAGACGCTCTAAGGCTTTTAAAGACAGCAGACGTACTAATAGGTCATAATATTATAAACTTCGATCTACCTGCTTTATTTAAGCTCTATGAGGTATCTTATAATTGTAGTCTATTTGATACTATTATAGCTAGTAAACTAGCCTTTCCTGATTTAAGAGAGAGAGATAAGATACGAGTAGGGTGGCAAGATCCTTGTCCTGAAGAGATAAGAAAGAATCCTTTTATGGACACTTCTAGTGATAATCTCTTATCTGAGCCCTTATATGCTAATAACCTGATGGGATCTCATAGTCTTAAGGCTTGGGGGATTAGATTAGGTAACTATAAAGATCAACATGAGGACTGGACTAAGCTTACAGAAGACATGGTAGAATATTGTAGACAAGATGTAGAGGTTAATTATACTCTATATAATAAGCTATTAACTAAGAATATTCCTGATGAAGCTATGAGACTAGAGCAAGAGTTTGCTAAGATCATACAGAGACAAGAAGCTAAGGGTTGGCTGTTTGATGTTGAGAAGGCTAAAGAGCTTCATGTAGAATTGCTTAAGGAGAAGGAGAAGGCTCTTGAAGAATTACTTAAGGTCTTTAAGCCTATTAAGACTTGGTTTCCTTTAAATGAGATAAATAAGTATAAGAAAGATGGAAGCCTGACAGTTAACTATCAAAAACAATTAGATAAAGGAGCTTGTTATAATGAAGACTTAGAATGGGGGTATTATCAGGAAGTAGGTTTTAATCCGTCCAGTGGTGCTCAAATATATAGATGGGTTACTCACTACTTTGGTAAGCAAGATTGGGAGTTCACAAAGAAAGGAAACCCTAAGACTGGTGGGGAAGATATACTTAAGTTATTCTCTGATAAGGAATGGGCTAAGCCTTTAGTCCACTACTTTAATGTTAAGAAATTATTAGGGCAACTAGCTGAAGGTAATAATGCTTGGCTTAAGTTAGTAAGAGAAGACAATAGAATACATGGTAGTGTAGATACATTAGGAGCAGTAAGTCGTAGATGTACCCACAGGTATCCTAATGTAGCACAAGTACCTTCTAATAAAGCTTATAAAGGACATGAGTGTAGGTCATTATTTATATGTCCTGAAGGTTATAAGATAGTGGGGTGTGATGCTGATGGTTTAGAGCTTAGAACACTTAGTCACTACATGGCTAAATATGATGGAGGTAAATATGCTGAAGCTGTAGATAAAGGAGATAAGGATCAAGGTACTGATATTCATACAATGAATCAGAAAGGTGCAGGACTTCCTACGAGAGATGACGCTAAGACATTTATCTATGCCTTCCTTTATGGGGCAGGTGATGAGAAGATAGGTAGTATTGTAGGAGGTTCTTCTAAAGAAGGTAAGAAACTTAAGAATAAGTTCTTTAAACAGATACCTGCCATTAAACAGTTAGTAGAAGCTGTTAAGACTAAAGTAGATCAACAAGGGTACTTAAAGGCTCTTGACGGTAATAAGTATTTTATTAGATCCTCTCATAGTGCTCTTAATACTCTGCTACAAGGAGCAGGTGCTTTAGTAATGAAATACTACTGTGTCTTACTAGATAAAGAATTACAACTTCTTTTTAAGGAAGGTGTAGATTATGAGTTTGTAGGTAACATCCATGATGAAGTACAGATAGAATGCATGGAAGATATAGCTGACTTGGTAGCTAAGATATGCGAGAGAACTTTTGATTTAGTTACAGAGGAACTTAACTTTAGGATACCTCTAAGAGGGTCAGCCGATATAGGCGATAACTGGTCAGAAACACATTAAGGAGTAGTTATGGAGTATGAATTAGTTACAAGTTTTATTTTAATAGATAGTAAATATCAAGTTACTACTATGATGTATATATTATTTTAAGGAGAAAAAGAATGAGTTTGATTGAGATTGCTAAATGGAATTATGATAGAAATGATTTAGAGTGTGACTTTGAGTTAGAAGAGAATATGTTTGATGAGGAAGCTTACGAGTTTAAAATAGCTCTTAAGGATTATTTAAGAGATGATAACTTATTTAAACAAACAGCTGTTGTTGACATGATTGATGCTTATTGTGATTGTAACTTTGTACATAGTGGATCTATAGCTAAAGCCATAAATAACTTTATGTATCTTAATGTTGAGGATAGAGAAAAACAGATGATCTATATGAATACCTTCATCATAGAAGCCTTAGTACGTCATGGGGTTAAAGTATATGATAAAAAAGGTAAATCTATTATTGATTACGCTATGGGTTATGTTATTGAAGCTAATAAGAATAAACCTAAGGATAAAACAAAAAATAAGGTAGAGAAAGGGAAGGATTGGGTAGACCCTAAGAAACGTATTGAAGAGCTATTAGATGAACGAGGGTTTAATAGCGATGTTGCAGAAGTTAAGAGACTACGTGAACAAGAGAAGACTACTAAGACAGTGCCGGGTACTCTTGAAGCGTTTAATGAGTTAGAAGGAGAAGAAGATGAGTAGTCCACAAGCCCACATCCATGAGATAACGAGTACTGATGAGATTGATTTGAGACCTAAGCAAGTAGGTGGAGATCATTATATAGATATGAAGATACAACCTATTGACTACACATTAGCTAATGACTTAGGTTATTGTGAAGGTAATGTTATTAAGTATGTGTCTAGATATAGAAAGAAGAATGGTTTAGAGGACTTAGAGAAAGCTAAGCATTACATTGAGATTCTTATAGGGAGATATAAAAATGAAAAGATCTAAGCTTTTAAATATATTTGCTTGGGTATCCTTATTTATAGCACTAGGCATTACCTTAGCTTCTATGGTGTATCCTGACATTGAAGCTCTTAAAAATGAAGCTAATTGGTTTATTATAATGAGTATGATTTTATCAGTACACAGTAGTGTTGTGGAAGGGCTTGAACGTGGGAAAAGTTAAGATAGATTTAACAAGAGATAACTTATTAGATGACTTTGCTAAGAGCCTAATTAATAAGCATTATCTATTAGAAGGAGAGACAAGTCCTCAACAAGCCTTTGCTAGAACAGCAGAATACTTCTGTAAAGATAATGTACTACTAGCTCAAAGTATATATGATTATGTATCTAAAGGTTGGTTTATGTTTTCTAGTCCTATCCTTTCTAACTCACATGATGGAAAAGGTATGCCTATAAGCTGTTTCTTAAATTATGTAGAGGATTCAATAGATGGGCTTAATAGCCATACAGTAGAGACTAGGTTACTGTCAGTAGCCGGAGGAGGAGTAGGAGGTCATTGGAGAAACGTTAGATCTCTTAATGATATTAGTCCCGGAGTACCCGGATGGCTACATACAGTAGATTCTGATATGGTTGCTTACAAACAAGGAGCTACTAGACGAGGAGCTTATGCAGGCTATTTAGATATTAGTCATCCTGATATTGTAGAGTTTATTAAGATGAGAACACCTACAGGTGATGTTAATAGGAAGTCCCTTAACCTACATCATGGTGTTAATATAACTGATGACTTCCTAGAAGCTGTTAAGGAAGATTTGGATTTTGATTTAGTAGACCCTAATAACAACGAGACTAAAGAGACCGTAAGAGCTAGAGACCTTTGGGAGTTATTACTGACTACTAGATTTAGAACAGGAGAGCCTTATCTTAATTATATAGATGAAGCTAATAGGAAACTAAATCCTTATCTAAAGAGTAGAGGATTACAAATAAATGGTAGTAATCTTTGTAATGAGATACATCTTCCTACAGATAAAGATTATACAGCTGTATGTTGTTTATCTAGTGTTAATATAGCTAGGTATGATGAGTGGAAAGATACAGCTATGGTAAGAGACTTAGTATTCTTCTTAGACCTAGTATTAAGTAATTTCATAGAAAAAGGTGTTAAGCTCCCTAGTGCAGTTAAAAGTGCTAAGAGTGAAAGAAGTATTGGGTTAGGAGCTATGGGGTTTGCTGATTATTTACAAAACAAAGGAATACCTTTTGAGAGTAGTATAGCCATCTCATTAAATAGAAGCATATTTAAACAAATAAAAGACCAAGCTGAATCTAGGTCAAAGTTTGCAGCTAAACTATTTGGAGAACCTGAGTACCTTAAAGGGTCTAATAGACGTAATGCACACCTACTAGCTATTGCTCCTAATGCTAATTCAAGCATTATGTTAGGTTGTTCTCCTTCTATTGAACCTAGATTATCTAACTGTTATACTCAAAAGACTAGAGTAGGTAGTTACCTTGTCAAGAACCCTGAGCTTAAGGAATTACTATTCTGTATAGGTAAGGATACTGATGAAGTTTGGAAGGATATTATGAACAATGATGGATCTGTACAACACCTAGACTTTTTGAGTGATTCAGATAAGGAAGTATTTAAGACAGCCTACGAATTAGATCAAAGATGGATAGTAGATATGGCTAGGAGTAGACAAGAGTATATATGTCAAGGACAGTCTGTTAATGTATTCTTTCCTTCCGGTACAGATAAAGGGTACTTAAACTCAGTACACCTAAGAGCTTTCTCTAGGGATGATAGCTCTATAGGAGACCCTCTAAAAGGTCTTTATTACCTTAGGACATCTAGTGGTGCTACAGTTGAGAAAGTATCCTTAAAGATACAGAGAGATGCCTTAAAAGATGGAGTAGCAGGATCTACTAATGAATGTCTTGCTTGTGAGGGGTAATTATGGGAGTAGTAGAGTACGAATCTCCTATCTTAGCTGTATTAATAATTATATTTTTATTAGCTATAACACTAGATTATATAGATTCAAACAGATAAAGGATATAGATGAGTAAAAGTATTTTTAAAAAAAGTAATGTATATAAACCCTTTGATTATACTTGGGCTGATGAGTACCGTAAGGTATCAGAAAACTCTCATTGGATAGTTGAAGAAGTAGATATGACTAAAGACTTAGAGGACTTTAGAATGGCTGATGAAGGGACAAGGCAGTTCATTAAGAATATCCTAAGCATCTTCACAGAATCAGATCATGCAGTAGGTAATGGTTATATATGTTTGCTGAATGAAGTTAGGAATAGTGAGATAAGAGGAATGCTGACTAGCTTTGCAGCGAGAGAATGGATACATCAAGAAGGCTATGCACATCTTAATGAATCTTTAGGTCTTCCTGAGAACTACTATTCAGAGTTCTTAAAGTATCCTGAGACTGTAGCTAAAGCTGAAGCCGCTTGGTTTGAAGGATATGATAATATACAACATAAATTAGCTAAACAGGTATGCCTTGAAGGTATCTCTTTGTTTGGTTCTTTTATAATGCTTAAGAATTTTGAAAGGTTAGGTAAGTTCTTAGGAACTTGTAAGATTAATGAATGGAGTCTTAAAGATGAGACACTCCATGTACAAGGACTGTCTAGGCTATTCAGAGAGATCTGTAATGAGAGACCTGAGACAGTTAATGATGGGTTTAAAAAAGAGATATATAAGATGGTTAGGACTATAGTTAATATAGAACATTCCTTTATTGATTTTGCTTTTAAAGGATTCTCTCCTGAGGGACTAGATAAAAGAGATGTTAAGACCTATATAGAATATATAGCTGATAGACGATTAATACAATTAGGACTTAAAGAGAACTATGGGATAGGAGAGAACCCTTTAACGTGGTTTGATGAATTAACTAATGGTTCTAGCTTACAAAACTTCTTTGAAGGACGATCAGCTGATTATGATGTAGCAGGACTAACAGGAGAATGGAGGTACTAGATGAAAATAAGAGAAGAGCAAGAAGTCGTTACAAGGACTATTTATGTGGCTGAGGATGGTACTTGTTTTAACTCAAAAAGTGCGTGTGAAGATTATGAATTTAGGGAAGAGCATAAAAAAGCCGGTAATGTTGTTTATATAGTATATGATATAAGAGGAGGAGATAGAGTAGAGGTTTTTTCAACCCTTGAACTAGCCAATAATTCGATACAAAATGTTGAACATAACAATTATAAGGTCAGGGAAAAGATAATAGACATGAGATATATAAGATGATAGCCTTAATAGATGCTGACTCCCTTATTTACAAAGCAGGGTTTACCTTTGAGGATAAGTTCTGTTGGAATGAATTAGAGTTAGAACTAGGAATAGATGAAATAAAAGAAGAACAAGTAACTTATGATGTGTTACTAGCTAAGAACGCTATAGATGCTTGTATAGAAAATATAAAGTTTAATACTGGATGTGATGAAGTAGAACTATGGCTGACATCAGGAAGTAACTTTAGGTATGAGGTATATGAGGACTATAAGAGTAATAGGAAATCAGGAAGTAAGCCAATGGCTTATGATAGCTTATTTAAGTACCTTATAGATAGATATAAAGCTAACATAGCTTATGGTGTAGAAGCTGATGATATAGTAGTATATAAAAAGACTAACTATCCTGATGATTACTACTTATGTGCTATAGATAAAGATGTTCTACTACAAACCGAAGGATCGCATCTCAATTATAATAATAATAAAACGATAAAAGTAACCACTAAGGAAGCTGAGAGATTCTTTTACTTTCAAGTATTAATGGGAGATGTGACAGATGGTTATCCCGGATGTAAGGGTATAGGTAAAGTAAAGGCTAATAAGATCCTAGATGAATGCGAGAAGGAAGGTTTAGATTATTGGGAAACTATAGTAACCACTTATGAATCTAAAGGTCTTACTGAAGAGTTTGCTCTGTCTCAGGCTAGATGTGCTTCAATGCATCAAGTTTCTATAGATAAAGAAGGAAAATTTAAGATAGACTTATGGTCTCCTGAAAGTCACAAATAATACTTTAATGTGTCTTAAATGTAAGAAACCTAAAAAACACCCTCTAAGTACCACCGTTAAGGGCTTTGTTGAAGATACGTTGCCCATAAGGGGAGAAGATTTTTATCTTTTCAATTTATGTTCTTTTATTATTAAAATAAATAGAGCAATATAAAACACTTAAGGGGGTAAGGGGGTTACCTTAAAGAATACTATAAGACACTTAAGGAGACTTAAAGAGACTATAAGATATTACTACTAATTACTATTATAATTAACAATAAAGGAACTATATGATTAATCCTAAACAAGGTAAGATAAAGATAAATCAAGACACTGAAGGTATCTTAGAGGCTCTTAAAGAGAGGTTTCCTGATAAACTCCCTAAGAAAGTTAAAGATATAGAGGAGGTTAATAGGTTAATTGGTAATCAAGAGGTAATCTCTTATTTAGAAGCATATTTAAACACAAAGGATAATTAATGGGAGGACTATTTGGTAGTAAGCCATCAGTACAACCTATAGCGGCTACACCTGAACAAGCACCTCAGGAGTCTGAAGCTAGTGCTGTATTAGAGGAGTTTACTGATGAGGAAGCAGAAAAGAAAAAAAGAGAGACTAAAACTCAGGGTACTTCAGCTCTACAAATACCCTTAGGTACAACAACAGGTGGTAGTACTGTAGGTGTGGTATGAGTTTTGATATAAACAAAGAACTAGAGGACACTACAGCTAAGAGTAGGTTCACTCAGTTAGACCAGAATAGATCTAGTGTATTAACAAGAGCTAGAGACTGTTCATCCCTAACACTTCCTTCTGTACTACCTGCTGACGGTCACACAGAAGAGACTACCTTAGAGACTCCTTATCAGGGTCTAGGAGCTAGGTTAGTGAATGGTTTAGCTAGTAAATTATTATTAGCTCTATTACCTCCTAACACTAACTTCTTTAGATTAATGATTAAGGAAGAGGTAAGGGATACAGCAGAGCGTACAGGACGTACTCAGGAGCTGGATAGAGCAGAGAACACACTAGTGTCTATTGAACAAGAAGCCTTAAAGCAGATGGAGAAGGAAGCCCTAAGAGTTCCTAGCTTTGAGCTATTTAAGTCTCTTATCATAACAGGAAACTCTCTAGGGTACAAGACACCTACCGGTCTTAAAGCATACAAATTAGATCAGTATGTGGTGCAAAGAGACTTTGAAGGTAGTGTTATAGAAATTATAACTAAAGAAATGAAGTCTAAATACTCTTTACCTGATGATTTACTTACTTCTATTGAATTTGAATCTGAGGAAGAAACAGAGATAGCTATATATACTAGAGCTGTGTTGAGAGAAGGTACTTGGTATGAGTGGCAAGAGGTAGGAGATACCCTTGTAAATAATTCATTAACTAATTATAAAAAAGAAAAGAACCCTTATATACCCTTACGGTGGACTTCTATAAATGGTGAGAACTACGGTAGAGGATTAGTAGAACAATACTTAGGAGACTTTAGGAATCTTGAGGCATTATATCAACTAACCGTAGAGACAGCCGCCGTACAAGCTAGGACTATCTTTGGTATTAGACCCGGATCTTTAACCGACATGGATGCTTTAAATGGAGCTACTAATGGTGAGGTAGTATCTGGTGATCTTGAAGAAGATTTAACTGTACTAAGAGTAGAGAAAGGAAGTGATCTAAATATCCCTTTAAATCTAATCGAAACCTTAACTAGGCGATTAGAACAAGCCTTCTTATCAGCTACAAGTGCTGTTAGGGATTCTGAGAGGACTACACTAGGTGAGATTAGATTCTTAGCTAGTGACCTTGAAGAGTCTCTAGGAGGTGTATATTCAATATTAAGTCAAGAGTTTCAATTACCTTTAGCTAATGTTATGCTGAATAATATAGAGACTCAGGTAGATATGGAAGGGCTTGACCTAATTATTGTAACTGGTGTAGAAGCACTAGGACGTAATAACGATATTGAAAAACTTAGACAACTTAATGGTCTCCTTCAAGAGTTAGGAAGCCCTGAGCAAGTCTTAGCAAAAATGAATATTGATAACTATATCAACGATATAGCTAAGAACTTAGGGTTACCTGAAGGTAGATACATAAAAGGTCAGGAGCAGTTACAAGCTGAACAACAACAAGCAGCTTCACAGCAACTAGAACAACAAGCGGCTACTAATATGGTAGATAACGCAACACAACAACAAGGATAATTAATGGCTAAAGAACAGACTAAAGAAGAACTCCCTAAGGTTAATGGAATGATCTCAAATGGAACAGCAGATCTTAAAGGCGAAGCTAAAGCTAAAGCTAGGGTAAAGAAGAATAAGAAGAAAGTAGTAGACGGTAAGAAAACTAAGTAATTAAACTAAAGGAGAGTATAATGGCAGGTAAATCACTACACACAATTAAACTAGAGCAGAGAGCTAAGAAGTCTAAAAAAGATAACATCATCACAGATATGGACTATGTTCTTAGAGATAAAAAAGATGATAAAGACTCTAAGAACTTTATTGATATAACACCTAAAGCAACTACACCTAAGGCTAAGAAGGCATCCTAATGGCTGATAATCCTTCCTTAACACCTGAACAACAACAGGTACAAGAACAAGCCTTAGCAAGACATCAAGAGTCTCAGGAGACAGCTAGGGAACAGGCTACTGGTGTTGCTGAAGGAGTACCTGAGGGATATAATCAAGACGGTACTCCTAAAGAGGAATTAATCTTAGGTAAGTTTAAGACACAAGAGGATCTGATTAAGGCTTATCAAGAAGCTGAAAAGAAGATCACTACAAATGAAGAAACACCTAAGGAAACTAATAATGACATTACTATTGATAACTCATCTAATGAGGAAGTTAAAGAAAAAAAGGTAGAACCTAAAGGACTATCTCAGGAAGACTTTAACGGATACTATCAAGAGTTTATAGATAATGGAACACTTAGTGAAGAGACTTATAAGAATTTAGAGAAACAAGGACTTCCTAAAGATGTTGTAGATGCTTATATATCAGGACAACAAGCTATTACTGATAATGCTAGGCAACAAGTACAACAAGTAGTAGGAGGTCAAGAAGCCTATACAGAACTTATTGAATGGGCTAAGGAGTCTCTAACAGACATTCAGAAGGAAGACTTTAACTCTAAGGTTACATCAGGTAATATAGAAGCGGCTAAAGAAGCCACTAACTACCTTGTGTACCTTAGACAACAAGCAGTAGGTAACACAAACCCTACAAGGATTCAAGGAGAGTCCTATAGTGGTAATCCTAATGCTCTTAAAGCATTCTCTGATAGGAATGAGTACGGTAAAGCAGTAGCTAATATATTATATGGTAAAGACGCTAAGTATACCAATATGGTAGATAAGCGTTACTTAGAGAGTAAAAAACAAGGGACTATTTAATAGTACTATAGGCTAGAGTAATACAAGGGATTTCCTCCTTTACCCTTGTACTAGCCTATTATTGATAAATGAGGAGAAGTTTTGATTTATGAGTAATTTAGCCCTAAAGCTACTTAGATGCGTTCGGAAGCTTATGGATAACTTTAAGAAATTAATAATAAACAATTAATAATAAACAAAACAAGGATATATAATGGCAATTAGCCCAGTAAATATTGGTAATAACTCAGGTACACGAGGTGTACCTACAGATATGGATAATGCCCTAGAGATCTACTCAGGGTTAGTATTAACAGCCTTTGATCGTAAGAACATGGGACTAGGTATGGTTAAGGTTAAGACTATTGAATCAGGTTCTTCTTATCCTTTTCCTGTTATTGCAAGATCGTTAGATAACTCTGATGTTGTCCGTACACACACACCCGGAACTGAGATTTCTACGAACGAGATTCCTGTAAAAGAACGTATCATTAATATTGATACCTTAGAGTATTATTCTTTAGCTATCAATAAGTTTGAAGAAAAGATCCTCCACTTTGAGACCCGAAGTGAGTTAGGAAAACAAGCAGGTGAGGCATTAGCAGAGACTATCGATAAAGATGTATTCTCTCAAGTTCTATTAGCTTCTCAAACATCAGGTACTATCGGTGGAGCTGTTATGCAACCTGATGGTTCTGAGGTAAATAATGATGTTATTGACTCAGGATCGGATGCAGAAGCTAAAGGTGATGCTATTTTAGAAGCACTATATGAAGCATCTACATTGATGACTGAGAAGAATGTCTCAGGAACTAAGTACTTTGTTACTACTCCTCGTAACTATAACTACCTCGTACAGTCTCAAAAGGCTGTTAATGGTGATTATACATCAGGTAATGGAGGGATTGACTCAGGAACAGTCCTTAAGGTAGCAGGTATCGACATCATGTGGTCTAACCACTTACCTGTTACGGATACTATTGCTAACGATACAGCAAACGGTGTAGAGACTGGTGTAGATGTTGGAGGAACTGATAAGAAGTTTCAAGGACTTCTATTTACAGAAGATTGTATAGGTGTTCTTAAGCTTATGGATATTACTTCAGAGTCTAACTACTTACCAAAACAGTTGGATACTTTATTAACCTCTTACTATTCTTATGGTATGGGTGTATTGAATCCGGGTGCATCTTGTGTTATTACAGGTGGTACACAAGCATAAAGTATTCTAGGAGACGTCCTAGAGTATCTTTATAGAGTCTTATAGATCTATAGGGTTCTATAAAGATATAAAACAATAAAGGAAACAAATGATACTTACAGATGGTGTTAATCAATGTTTAAGGGCTATAGGAGAAATAAAGATTCCTGATGGAGTAGATTTAGACTCTTTAGATCCACTGCATGAAGCAGTACAAATTAGAGATATAATTAATGAATTTAGTAAAGAAGCCCAGATAACTGGATGGTGGTTCAATAAAGAGGATTGGACGTTCATACCTGATGTGACTACTGGTAAGATCTCTATACCGGTTAATGTTTTATCTATTAGAGGGACTACTAGGAATGTTATATTACAAGGTAACAATTTATATGATGTAGATGAACAAACACTTATCTTTGAAGATGATGTAGTATGTGAAACAGTCTTTGAAAGAGATTTTGAACAAGCCCCTGAGAGCTTTGCTAAGTGGGTAGTCTTAAAGTCAGCTCAGGAAGCTCAATTTACCTTTAAGGGAGATACCTTTACGGATAAGAAACTAGAGCAGAGGATAAGAGAAGCTTATATAGTACTTGAAAGAGAACAACATAGAAATAAATCCTATAACTTAATCACTTCAAGTAGATTAGTAGATAGAGGGTCTAACCCTACTCCGGTGGCTTAAGATGCCTTTGGTTAATAAATTATTTCCTGCTTTCTATAATGGTATCTCAGAACAAGCAGATGAGTTGGTGTTAGATACACAATGTAGAGATATGGTTAATTGTATCCCTAGTATTATTACTGGGGTTAATAGACGTAATGGTACTACTTTTGTAGAAGACTTTAACGAAGTTTCTATAGCTTCTAATGTATTCCATACCTATGATAGAGGAGAAGGAAACGAACAATATGTTTTTGTTAAATCCTCATCTCCTACTAACCCTTTAAGGATATTTGATAAAGACGGAATAGAGAAAACAGTTAATTATATTAACGTAACAGAAGCTAATAACTACTTAGGAACTGTAGGAAACCTTAAGGCTCTTACGTTACAAGATAGAACCTTTATAGTGTCCTCAGATAAAACCGTAGGACAGACAATAGTAACAGCTGATGATAATGATTATCAAAAAGTAGCTTACTATTGGCTAAAGAGATCTTCTAATGATTCTAACAACCCTTACAACTATGCGGTATATTTAGATGGTAGTACCACATATCAAGCATCAGGAGATGATTCTCAAACAGTTGCTACTACATTAGCAGGGCTTATTAATGGAGACGCTAACTATACAGCTACTTCTTTAGGTTCTGTAATAGAGATAAGAAAAACAGATAATAGTGATTTTACTTTTAGTTTCTGGGATTCTTGGGGAACACAAGCATCTATAGGATTTAAAGGAATCGCTAGAAAACTTACAGATCTTCCTGCTGAGATGCCTTTTGATGATGTATATATTAAGATAACAGGTGATGATAGTAATGAGTTTAATAACTATTATGTTAAGTGGACTGGAGATAATTGGACTGAATGGAAAGACCCTACAAGCACTAGAGGTACTCTAAATAATATGCCTTTAAGAGTAGATAGGTTGGCTAATGGAGAGTTTGAAGTAGATACTTTACAATGGGAAACTCCTAATGTAGGAGACACAGATACTAATCCTGATCCTAGTTTCTATAATAGTACTATAACAGATATATTCTTTTATAAGAATAGATTAGGGTTTGCTTCAGGAGATAATGTAGTCCTCAGTGAGACAGGAGGTTATTATAACTTCTATATAGCTACAGTACTTAATGTACTAGATGATGATCCTATAGACGTAGCTATAGCTTCTACAACAGCCAGTAAGATATACCATGTAAAGCCTTTTCAAAGAGGTCTTTATATATTTACAGCTGATAGTCAGTTTGAATTAATATCTGAGGGAGCTTTAAGCCCTGCTTCAGTATCTATAGTTAATGTTAGTAGTTATTCTATGGATGTAAACGTAGAGCCTATAGTATCTGGAACAAGTCTTTATTTTATCAGTAAGACAAGTGATAGTAGATCTCAATTAAGAGAGTATCTAAAAGATGAAGATAGTTTAGTATCTAAAGGATTTGATACGACTTTAAATGTTCCTAACCTACTTCCTAGTATAGATAAGTTATTATTATCTAGCACATTAGGCTATGTTATAGCTTATAGTGAGACAGTTAAAGATACTCTTTATATATTTAAAGTAGAATCTACTGGTACTGAAAGAGTACAATCAGCTTGGATTAAGTTTAACTTTAGCTTTGATATAGAGAATATTTATATATTTGATAATAGTTTATACCTATATACTGAGGAAGGATCTACTACTAATATATTAAAACTAGATATACTTCCATTAGATAGTACTAAGTCTGATATTATAGACTCTGTAGGGTCTACAGTATCTTTTGAAAGTTACGTTAAACTACCTAGATTTATGCCTAAGTTATTAGAGATTAAGAGTCCTGTAGATAATGTTCAACTTAAGAACTTAAAGATTAAAGGCATAGGAAGCTTTATAGTAGATGTTAAGAGAATAGGCTATAATGTAACTTCTACAAAGACTTATGATAGTGGAAGCTTAAGGGATATGGGAGCTACTATACTAGCACGTAGTGATGACGTAGAAATAACAGTTAAGAACAATGGTAATAATAACTTTAGAATAGAATCATTATCTTTAAGTGGTTCTTATAGACAATCAAGTAGAGAGGTAAGATAATGGTAAGTGAAAAAAGGTTTAATGGTGATGGTGCTACAAGGATCTTTCCTTTAGAGTTTAAGATATTAGGAGAACAATTTATTAGGGTATATGTAGGAGGAACTCTAATATCTGATTTAACTACTTATGATATAGTTAATAACTCTGTGGTGTTTACAGAGGATAACATACCAGTAACCGGTACAGAAAACGTACAGATATATGTAGCTACTTCTGTAAGAGACTTAGGAGACCTTCCTAATACTCAAACTAATATAGATATAGTGGCTAATAATATAACAGCTATCAATAGTATTAATGATAATATGAGTGATGTTAACTATTTTGCTGATAGATACTTAGGTGATAAAGCTACAGATCCTACTACTAGAAATGATGGAAATGCTTTAGTAGTAGGAGACCTATATTATAATACTACTGATTTAGAGATGAGGGTGTATAATGGAACTATATTTGAACTCGCAGGGTCTGTTATTAGTGGTCTTATAGATATAACACCTTTTGTAGCCACACAGGATCAGACAGTGTTTACTGGTCTTACTTATGATGCTAACAGTGCTTCGTTAGTTACTAGAGCAGGTAATATATTAGTTCCTACAGTAGACTATACAGCTAATGATGGGAGTACCTTAACATTAACAACAGGGGCTAGAGCAGGAGATAATATTCTTTTCTTTGCCTTTGGTGCTTTTAACGGCAGTCTTTCAGACCTTCAAGCAGAAATAGATACTAATACAGCTAGTATAACTACTATTAATACTAATGGGGCTTTTAAGAATCAAGCTAATGTTTTCACAGAAGCTCAAAGAATAAATAGTAACTTAGGACTGAACACAGCTGATTATGGAAGTGGGACTGGGGTTTTAGGACTACTAGACGCTTCTGTACTGCCTACTACTAATCCTACTGGAGGGTTAATCCTTTATAGTGAAGGAGGAGTATTAAAGTATAGAAAACCTGATGGAAGTGTATTTGATTCTTCAGATAAACTACAGTTAGCTACTACTCAGGAAAACTTTGATATTAGCACAACAACAGCTGTAAGCCCTAGTATTTTATTTAATGATAATAGAGTAAGAGACTACACTATATACAATGAAACAGGGACTGTTAACACGTCATTAACACCTGGAAGTACCTATAAGATAAATTCAGGTCTTTTAGCTACAAATGAGACTAGGAATGGGCTTACGTTCCAACTAAAAGATAAGAATAATGCTAATCAAGCTACTTATACAGTAGACAACGATAAGTTTTTATTCCCTAGTAATCTGTATACACATAACCATAGTTATAAAACTTATATGCTTAGAATTATAAGCACCTTTGATAGGCCACTTGTAGGAAGTAATGAATCTACTATTATTCATATAAACCTAAGAAGAGAAGTAGACGACTCTCTAGTAGCCTCAAAGGACATAGTATATCACAACGTATCAGCAAACACAGCTGATGTTAAGACTAGAGAGTTTACTACATTTGTAGGAGGGGAAACAGACCCTTATGTAGCTGATGGGATGTATGTAGAAATAGAAAATGATTCGGACTCAGACACTAACATAACTGTTGTTTCGGCTAATGTTAGAATTTGGGCTATATAGGAGGACTAATGAGTAACACAACAGATAGAATAGATAACGCGGTTCACACAGACGGTAGTGGACTGCCTAATGAAATTAGTACCTTAGTTTCCTCAATAGATCTACAAGGAGCTAACGGAGTTATTAGCGGTACTGTAGTAGCTAATGGTAGTAATCAACCAGAGGTTAATGGATTAGTTATAGGAGCTAATGGTAATAACACAACTAAAGGCTTTAATAACTTTAATCAGTCTTTCACTAATCAAGCATATACTTCAGCTTTACCAGATGGAGATAGTTGGCTATATTGTGATAATACTGGGACATTAGGAGTATCGCAGAGCCTTCCACAATTTGATGGAAAAGATGCTACTAATTATCCTAATAGTGATTATTATGATCTATCTACTAATGAATGGAAGAATAGTAGTGATGTAGTTTATGCAAATGGAAGATCTTATTTAGCTAAGATCGTAGGGGTTTCTAGTGGAGTGCCTACAAGTGTTGAGCAACTAGCTTATACCCCACTAGGGATAACCGATAGTTTTAAATTAGACTCTAATAAAGCTCTTGTAACTAATCAAGGAAGTGTACCAAAGAATAGCGCTACTGCATGGGTTAATTTTGATGGAGCAACTACTCCTCCGACAATCAGAGGTAGCTTTAATGTTAATAGTGTATCAAGAGT